CTACTTACTGACCACAAGCGGCAAATCCAGTGTTGGGGTGATTTTGGTTTTACGATCGTAAATCAACACCTGATTTTCTGTTTTGTGTCCACTGAAAATTTGTTTGTCGCGACTGCTGCCTTCGTAATCTGAAATCCCTTTGGCTTTTATGTCATGGAAGTTGCACCCAAACGGAACGCCGGCTTTTTGCTCGGCTGCACGTTTAGCCTGATTCCACCAGTTGTTCAGCGTCTTGGCTATTACCTTCCCGCCTTTGGTTGTGTTGATCACATACTCGCATGTGCCGGAAGATACATTTCGGGCTAACTGGATCGCCGTACGTAATCGTGGAGACCATTCCTTGATTTGTTTAGTGCCGGTCTTGTTTTGCTCAATGTAAATCCCTTTATCCATAATATCCTGCCATTTCAGCTCGAGTACATCACCGAGCCTTGCAGCACAAAGATAGGATATCTCCATTGCAATACGTAACTGTGGAATTGCTTCCGCATATATCGCAGCATACTGTTCATCGGTGATGTAAACAGTACGGGCTTTAAGCGTGAATTTTCTGACTCCTTTGCATGGATTATTTTTCACATACCCACGCTCATACCCCCATCCGTATACACGGCTCAGACTTGCCAGTTCATGGTTTGCCTGGGTCTTACTCTCGAGTCCTCGTTTATCCATGAAAATTCTTACCTGCTCAATTTTTACATTATCAGCAAGTACTTTTCCGAATACCGCCAGCAATGCCCTTTGATGTTGCTGATAATCTTTTTGGGTTCGGGGTGCCAGTTCTGTAAATGCAGGGGAGTCCATAAACATGTGCCATAATTTAGCGACGGTCATTATGTTGTGAAGTTTTGCTTTTTCCAGTTCATAATTTTGCCAGACTTTAGCCACGCTGGTTTCCCGCACTCTACCGAGTCCTATAGTTCTTGTGCTTCCTTCGGGTTTCCATACGTAACTGTAACCATTCGATCTAACACGTGGTGGCAGTGCATTATCTTTTTTGTTTTTTCTTGGTCTTCCCATTGTTCAGCGCCTCAAAATCGGGTTCAGCAGAAACCAGTTCAGATATTTTCGACATTGCTGTCAGCCCGTGCGGAACATCCCGGCGAAGAACTATTGGTTCGTTTTTAGGTCCGATTACAAACGGGATGCCGTGCAGCCTTAGCTGATGTTGCTGTCTTGTGTATCGCTCGTATCTCGTGATCTCTTGAATCTCTGCTGGCGATAGAGTTAATTCGTACATGTGGTCACGTGCCTTACAGCATGACCGCCGCCAATATAATTTGGAGACGGCGATCAGGGTTGAACATTAAAAATCAACCGGATTCGGGATCAGTTTTTGCCAGATTGCTGAAACGTATTTTGCCTGGTGACGGGCGTCATCCAGTGCATTGTGGCGCACGCCTTCGAATGGAATAACGGTTCTGGCATCAAAGTCGATTGTTTTTCCCAGCTCAACGATTGTGCGTACATCGCGATCGTTGTGGTAGCGCCACGGGCAGGGGATGTCCAGACGTTCGTATGAGGTGCGCAAAATTGCGTTATCGAAAGTTGCACCATTACCCCATACCTGAACGAATTTTTCATCTGAGTATTCGTTGATGAACTCCCGAAACCGCGAAAGGGCATCCTTCAGTTTTACCTGGTCTGTTAAAATGGCTGCTCTGGCTTCACTGGACTGCTTCAGCCACCATTCGATGGCTCCACCGTCAGGAACAGCCCCTGTATTCATTGCGTCAGTCAGACTGATAACGATATAAAATACTGGCCCGATTTCCCCTGTTTGTGGGTCGAAGAAAACCGCACCAATAACCACGATGGGCGCATTGGTGTTGGCTCCCATCGTCTCAAGGTCGATCATCAGGTGATACCACGTTTTGCTGGTGGACTTATATTTATGATGGCCGGTCACCACAATTAAGGGATCTGCCGTCTCACCAGTTTCATTATCGCTGGCGTGGTCCTGAGCGCTGCCAGCATTCTCCTTGTGTGGATGTTCAGCGCCTTCCATTTCCTCCGGATCATTTTCCTGAACTTCAACCTGATTCTCTTCATCGAATGTTTCCTGGTATGTTGCGTCGCCCATCGCCGCGCCACAATCAGGGCAGTTGCCGCCACCGCTCTGACCGCAGGCGGTGCAGACTTTTTCCGGTTCCTGTTGCGCTACTGGCTCAGGTTGTTTCGTTTCTGGCTCGTTTTGTAACGCATTTTGGCTGTTTTGTTCCGCTTTCTGGTCGTTCTGTTCCGATTCTTGCTGGTTCTGGTTTACAGAATCGCGGGTTTCAATCCCCTTCACCCATTTCGGATCATTCGGGTCGCTAATCCCTGCAACAAATTCTCCGCGAGAGGCAGCAAGCAACTTATCGGCGTCAGGCTGGCTGATATTGGCTGCCTGCATAATTTTGTTTACTTCGTCAGCGGTAACTTTTACCGGCTCTGGTTGTGCGGTCGTGTCAGATGCACCAGTATTTTGTTGTGAACCTGAGTACGTGCCGTTTTTACGGGCAAAATATTCTTCTTTCGTGATTTCAGTAGCCCCTGCAGCCAGCGCCTTATTCAGACCAGAAAGTTTGTTTGCACGACCATATTTTTCGCCATCCTTATCGGTGAAGAGGAAGTAGAACGGCCCCTCACGCTCTACAGATGGTTCAGTTTCCAGCGCGCTTTCATTTTTTTGGGTATCAGATACTTCAGTTTCCACTGCATCAGTTTGTGCTGCTGACGGCTGGAGAATATCAGCAGTGCTCTGGTCTGTTTCTTCATCCTCAAACACGCCCTTTGTCGCCAGGTATTCAGTGATGTATTTGTTCAGCGCCACGGGATCTTTGTGAATGTCGATCGGACGCTCACGGACAAGGCCAAAAATAGTCTGACGGTCGTAGCGAACGGCATCAGGTTGTTTGCGCATTGATGCGGAAATACGCTTCCAGTCTTCGCGATCTTTGTCGATAACTTCATTTTTTGCCCAGCGATGGATGCTGCCGTCAATGTTTCCGGCATCAATATCACCAGGCCAGAAAGCGTAGGCCAGTTCTTCATCCAGTGTTTTCCATGTCTGCCTGTATTCGCGACGAATGACAGCAGTTACGGAGTCAGTTTTTCCTGCAGAGTTTTCAGTGCCTTGCCGGTTGACTCTGGCGCGGGCAAGATCGACGACGGAATTATATGCGCCACCTTCTTTGCGCTCCTTTTCCATGCGTTTTTTACGTTCGAGAAAATACGCCTGAACGTCGGGCCATTTGGCTGTTGGTTTTAAATCACGTCTGGCATCGTTGATGTACTCAATCTGACGCTCTGGATACATGGCGTTAATTTCTCTGGTCCGGATAATTGCTTCAGCGAGGTGTCCATCAAAAGTCGTCATCTCGTCATCGCCGAGAAGCCCGCTTGCATTGATGACCATATCCACGGTGATGTTTTCATGTGTACCGAACCTGACAAGGACAGCAGCCCGCTTGTCGTCAGATAACTGATTAAAGTTAACAGTTTCTGTATCCGGTTCAGGGTCGACCGGAACAAAGGAAGCCGACTCCTCATTCCAGCGGTTTTCCTGCATATATTCGGAATCCCAGGAATCGAGAGCAGGGCGGGCCATGCCGGGTTTATCCTCGCAGACAAGAAATTTATAAGCACAGTCCTGAGCTTCCGGGTATTGTTCCAGAAATAACCAGCTAAATTTGGCTCTTGCCCGGCGTTCGTCGCCTGCTTCAATGGCAGTGGCCACAGGTTTAGCGCCTTCTGCTGTTGCCTGTTCGTCCGGAATGGCGGCGCAAATAAAGACTTTACTCATTTTGTTTTAACCTCATTACAGATTTAAGGGTGAACAAATCCCTGCCATTGCTGGCATATAAAAATGAAATCGGATATTAATTACGGTGCTGTTTTAAGTCCTGCCGGGATTTCGTTATTGTCCATATGAATAACTTTATCGACCGGATAACAGTTACCGGGAATTTTTTGCTCTGCCGCGGCAGTCATGCATTCTTCCATTGAGTCATGTATGTCAATAACAAGATCAATCGGTTCACCAGAAACAAAAAAAACAGTCAGAACGAGTACAAATGCCGTATTCATTGCCTGCATCCTGTTTGCATCAGACGTAAACGGGCCAGCATCGAAACAATGCATATTTTATTTAGCAGTTCCTGTTCGTGTTTTCTTTTATTAATGGCATCTTCAGTAAATATCTGATTGCTGATAGTGACACCAATTTCAAAACAACCTTCAGACGTATTAACGTTTGGTAATAACGTTTCCATTATCGCGTCCTCAACAATGAATTTTGTGATGCGGTGCCTGGTGCCTCCAGGTGACGTTAACCAGTTAACAATTAACGCCGGATACAGAGAATCCACCCATAACACTGTTTTTAGCTTTAACTGTTCCGCGTGCGCTTAGCCGCATTCACCGCATCACAAAATTCACTTTAAAAAGGGCGGCAGAGCAGTCACGGAGTAAAACTGATACCGCCAAACGCCACCAGAAAATTGATAACAGAGGGCGTTGTAGCGGGGTTGTCACTTAAGCGTATGGTCAACCTGACAACCCGGTGTCCTCAACGGGGAAGGAATAACCCCGCCATACTTACCGCCGCGCCATTTCGCGGAGTGCCACAACCGGAAGCGCACGGTCGACGAAAATTTAACGACAGGCTATCTATGAACCAGCAACCTCGCCGTGCGCTTTCGCGTTATGCTCTGACTTTTCAGAGAAATATCCTTTCAGTAAACTGTCAGTGCCGGATGTTCACCCGTGTCCGGCGCACGCACTCCACTTCACCCGTGGAGAACTCCTTAATTACCAACCCTCAGGAGGGTGAATGTTAAAATCAACTCTTATTGCTAAATGCCTTTATCAAAATCGCATGGTAAGCAGCATTTCAATAGGCGAGTCTGCAGTTAAAAGTATTTTCGAAGAGTACTTTCCCGGGCATGATTTTAATAAATGGAATACCAAATTACCGCCAGCAGTTTCAACGCGTATTCTGAAAGCAACTGAAAGAGCAAGTACAATTCGCGTTAACTATTTCATTAAAGATTTGTGGGATCTTTGATATCCACAGAGCCTAAAGTATGTGCATATGGATGTGCTATTGTGCGCCCTCGCAGATTTGCATCATTTTCTAAATTCACTGAACGAAACAGGGCATCAACAAGGCTCTGTACAATGCAAAGGCAATCGAAGACTGTCGCCGTTTCTGTTTTGATTGATGAAAGAACATGGCCATTCACGCAAACAGAAATTACCCGTTTATTAACATCGCTTTCCTGCTTTTGATTATCAGAACCATATAGCCCAGAAAAAGCATTGCGCACATTACGAACCATATTATCGATGGTTTCTTTTTTGGTGTATGCCGGGTCAATTTTCACCAGACTATCACCGAGAGTCGTTGCAGCAATTGTCTGGATTTCTTTTGGTAAATCTTTAAATTCCATTATTAGCCTCTTGGTTAGCTATTAACGTGGGTATGTAATCATTCTGGCAATGCTTAGTGCCGCTGCTTTTTCCAGATTGGTGATATCCTGCTCCAGAGCGGACAGATTTTCAGCCTGCTTAGCCCTGGCTTCATTAGCCCATTTCAGATCCTGCGCTGCATTAATTTTCTGGCGCATCCACTCATAAAGTTCATCATCGGTATAGTCTGGCGAGATGATGACGGGTTCTCGTTTCTGCATACTGATTCCTCGCGGTGCTGCTTCGCTTATCAGCCGTTAGATTTTGCCGAGCTGGAAAGCGCCTGTTTAAACTCACTGAAGCTGAGAGCTTCTTCGCCTTCGGCAAGGCCTTCGAAGTATTCTTCGTAAGCCTTTTCCATGATTGTGTCGAAATCCATATCACTCACCTGAGTTTCTTTCCAGCCAGCGACGGGCACCATTTTCGGTTTTAAACGTTTTGCTTTTGGTATACGTCATCGCGGTGAATGTGCCGTCCTGGTTGGGAAACACGCCGTACACCAGAGATTCATTGTTGCCAAGATCGATAGTATCCATGCTGACCTCATTTCCCCTTAACGCCGGGGTAGCGGAACTAAAAAACTGCTGCGCTGTTATATAAAGTGTTCCCGCCGTCATGTTCATACGCCTCGGGCTGGCTACTTACCCCCTGACCACTGCTTGGTAACTCGAAGTATTGCCCGGCGTTCTGTGGGGCGGGGTGGGTTGGTGAAATAAGAATGCACTTTTAAAGTTATGATGTCAACACTTATAAAGTTAGATTCATGCAATAAAAAACCGCCTCCATGTGAAGCAGTTTTGTGAAAAAAGAGGAAGGGGATTACCTAGGAAATTGGCGTCTGGCGTGGGCGACGCTCACAATTTCAATACTTGAAGTGGCCACACGGTACAGAATGATATAGTTAGGGTGAGCTACAATCTCGCGCAACCCAGACACTCTGTCGCTTGATGGGTATAAGTACGGATGTTCGGATAAAGCTAAAACACATGTCTCAATGCGAATTTTTAGTCTACGTGCGGCATGGAGATTTTCTTTTGCAATATAGGCTACGATCTGACGTAAATCATCACGCGCAGAAGGTAGCCATAAGATGGGCAGCATCACACACTCCCGTTAGTCGCAGAAATTTGGGCAATGAGATTTTCTATTTCTGCCATTGCCTCATCATGGGGAATTGCAGGGCGCGGATCTGCAAGACTTGCAGCTACTTTTGTACGCAGCCATTCGTTGTAGCTGTTTTCTTGCTCAATGGTTTCAAATTCAGAAACTATAGGCGAAAGAGCAGTGTTCATAACATATCTCCGTTTGGCTTATGATGGCGACTACGCTCGGTGCCCTTTCTGGGCCGCGAGCCATCTTGCAACAGTGCGATCCATTGACTCTTTTTTGTCTTTCATGTCTTTAAGCATTTGTTCCTGATCTTCCTCTGGAAATGCTCCGAATGTTTGAAGCAGTTCCCTTTGTCTGGGGCCTATTTTCATGGTATCTGGCACCACAACTTGCTCTTCTTCGCTTGGCGGTAACATAAACCAATACGGGGGAAAGCCCGTTACGTCTGAAAGTTTATCAAGATTAGCAGTCGATGGACTTGTAATGCCATGAACCCACTTTTGGACTGACTGCTGGGCAACACCTATCCTGCGGGCTAGCTCTGCCTGCTTAAGTCCTGTTTTTTCCAGCACCAATTTTATTCGGTACGTAGTTATTTCAAGGGTGGTCATTCGCTTCATGCATTCATTTTACATAAAAAAAGTGTAACTAGCACAATCAGCTTAAAAGTGTTGATAATATAACTTTAAAAGTGTATAAATCATGGCAATTCACGGGAGTTAACAATATGCATGAATGTTTAAAAAAGAAAATTCACAAAAGAGGGTTATCCCAAGCAGGCGTTGCTCGCTTGATTGGATTGCCGCAACAGGTTGTATCTCGATGGGCTAATGGTCATCAGGTTCCTGCGTCAAGGGTTCTACAACTGTGTGAGATTATGCAGTGGGAGGTTACTCCTCACGAACTCCGCCCTGATATTTACCCCAATCCAACCGACGGCTTGCCTTCTGAGTTTAAGGCTAACACACAACCAGCTGCGGGAGTTGATTCATGAAAATCAAGCATGAACACATCCGCATGGCGATGAATGCCTGGGCGCATCCGGACGGCGAAAAAGTACCGGCTGCGAAAATTACCAAAGCGTATTTCGAGCTGGGTATGACGTTCCCTGAACTGCATGACGACAGCAAACACAACGCGCTTTATCTCAATACCCAGAAAATTTTCCGCTGGGTAGAGAAAGACACCCCTGATGCAGTTGAAAAAATTCAGGCGTTGTTACCAGCGATCGAAAAGGCAATGCCACCTTTGCTGGTGGCCAGAATGCGCAGCCACAGTTCAGCTTATTTTCGGGAGCTGGTGGAGACGCGGGAGCGACTGGTGAGAGACGCTGATGATTTTGTCGCAGTGGCAATCGCCGGTTTCAATCAGATGAACCGTGGTGGCCCGGCAGGAAATTCTGTGGCAGTACATTGACTGACAATAGCCATATCGAATCGCTTCCGGCAACTCGTGAGTAAAAAGATTCGGTATCAGAAGAGGTGAGTATGGCTAACGCCTGGCTCAGATTATGGCATGACATGCCAAACGATCCTAAGTGGCGAACAATTTCCAGGGTGTCAGGACAGCCAATCGCAACAGTGATGGCTGTGTATATCCACCTCCTGGTGAGCGCGTCACGAAATGTCACGCGAGGTCACATTGATGTCACGACAGAAGATTTGGCAAGTGCGCTCGACGTGACAGAAGAGGTAATTGATTCAATTTTGCAGACGATGCAGGGGCGGGTACTTGATGGTGATTTAATCACTGGATGGGAAAAACGCCAGGTGCTTAAAGAGGACAACGGCAATATTTCGCAAACCGCAAAATCTCCTGCAGAGCGCAAGAGGGCGCAGCGAGAGAGGGAAAGAAAGCGGGAACAAAATGGCGATTGTCACGGAGCGTCACGAAATGTCACGCACATGTCACGGCAAGTCACGACAGATAAAGATACAGATAAAGATACAGATAAAGAAGATCAAAACACTATGGTCCATGGCGTAAAAAACGCCACGAACCAGGCAGGGGATGTTCAGACCGTCAATCCTGGTCAGCCAGCAGGCACGACACCGGAAGCCGATTCGGGCGCTGTGCAGCAGGTGATGACCGCAAGGCCGGAGCAATCGCACCCACTGCAGCAGCCTGAAGCCGATTCCGCCATTCAGCGGGAAGCCGATCGGGTAGTCCCGGAAAAAAACGGGCAGTCTGTGGGAAGAGTGGATTATCCGGATGTGTTCGAACAGGTCTGGCGGGAGTACCCGTTGCGTGCCGGGGCAAACCCGAAGAAATCCGCTTTCAGTGCCTGGAAGGCCAGATTACGCGAGGGGGTGCCACCAGAGGCCATGCTGGATGGCGTGAGGCGTTACGCAAGATACCTGGCGGCTACCGGGAAAACGGGAACGGAATTTGTTCAGCGAGCGACGACGTTTTTGGGACCGGACCGGAATTTTGAGAACCCCTGGTTGCTCCCGGTAAGCGGCACGAACAACCAGCGTTGTGTGAATCATATTTCTGAACCTGATACAGAAATTCCGCCTGGTTTCAGGGGATAAGTGTTGATTTCAGGTCATGAGGTAATTTTAAGGAGGACTTGTGGTAAAAGTTTTTACACAAGAAGAGCGAGAAAAAATTAAAGGGCAGGTTGTTGAGCTAGTACGCCGGAGTGGGCGCGAGACGCTACGGCAACTGGAATCCAAGACAGGTGCGACAAGATATCTGATCAGCGTTCTCGCCAGAGAGCTGGTTGCCAGTGGCGATATATACAACTCTGGTTACGGGTTATTCCCGTCTGAACAGGCGCGTAAGGACTGGCAAAATGCCCGTAAAAAGCTCTCAAGGGCAAAGCTGAAGAAACCATCTGCGGTTGATCCGGACCTTATCTGGTCATTACCAGACGGAGAAATACGTCGCTACGACAGGCGTATGAACATAATCTGTCGCGAGTGCCGGAGAAGTGAAGTTATGCAGCGCGTGCTGGCGTTCTATCAGGGGAATTTTCAGGAGGTGATGCTGTGAGTACACCGGCAACCATTCTTGATATGTGCTGTGGCAGCCGTATGTTCTGGTTCGATAAGAATGACGACCGGGCGATATTTAGCGATATCAGAAAGGAAGAGCATACATTGTGCGATGGGCGACGCCTGATTATTAGCCCTGACCTGATAGCAGATTTTCGTGCATTACCATTTGCAGACGCAACGTTTCCGGTTGTTGTATTCGACCCTCCGCATCTTGAGCGTATTGGTGATAATGCCTGGATGGGAAAGAAATATGGACGGCTGAATAAAGATACCTGGCGTGATGATTTGCGGCAGGGATTTAAAGAAGCCTTTCGTGTGTTGTGGCCACATGGCGTTCTGATTTTTAAATGGAATGAAACGCAAATATCTGTCCGCCAGATATTGGCACTGACCGACGTGAAACCAATCATCAGCCAGCGCACTGGTAAGAACGATAAAACACATTGGATTATTTTTATGAAGGAGGCAACCAGTGGGTAAATCAAAATGCCTGGTTTATGGCAACAAGATAGAACCGTGTACGGCACTGGCAAAATCCCTTGAGCATGATGCTGAATACACGACGCGAAAAGGTCTGCTGATATACAAAATCTGGAATGAGAGTTTAACTCGCGGCCCTGATTTGGTGATGTTGCGTTCCGGTGAATTTTCTAAATCACCAGTGCGGGTTTCATTTTGTCCGTTCTGTGGTGAAAGTCTGAAAACGTGGGAGAACAGAAATGAATGAAATTAAAGAAATACCAGTAGTACGTGATGAATATGGCTGCTGGACGCATCCTGAATATGAAAAATTCTGTGATGGTAGAGAACATATTTCAACGGAAGAGTTTAACGCATGGATGGAGGAAAATAATCTTCAATGGACCATCAGAACTATGGATGAAGATGATTTTAATCTGGACGCAGATGGTCCCGATATTGCCGCTTGGGAACCAGAGCGACCAGAGGGCGAAGGCTGGTTTGTTGGCTCTATTCATGACACTGAAGATGGTCCTGTTTGTGTATGGCTGAGAAATAAGGCTGAAGCATAAAGGCGATAAATCACCTGGCAACAAAACACTGAAAAATTTAAATCAGAAGTGAATTTTATTAAATCCTTAACCGGAGGGATTCCTGCACCCTCAGAACATCAGGAGGCCGCCTGAAAGGGCGGTAATGAAATGCGAAAGTTCAGAATAATAATTGAAACGGGAATGGCTGGTGGAGATTTTGAGGATGTATTCGAAGTGGATGATGGCGCGACACCAGATGAAATACAGGACGAAGCAAAAGAAATTTTCTTTAACTACTGCAATTACTCATATCACGAAATAAAAGACGAGGAGGAAGAACAAAATGGCTGATTTTGGTTCAACTAAATACAACGTCAGTTTTGAAGAATGGCATGAACTGTTAATGGACTATGCAGAGTTACGCGGTGGAAGTGCTGCTGATGCTGAAGCATGGCGTGATGATTATGAAGCAGGGAAAACTCCGGTCGAAGCATATTGTGATGAGTGGGGCGATGAATGAGCGGGATTAACTATCAGATGCTGCGGGATAAGGCAGAGAACGCAACTAAAGGAGGCTACATCGTAGGGCATACATCTGTTAACCAGCACGGTAATTTAACAGGAGTTTTTGTTTGTCAAAAATGGAAAGGAGAACCAGGTGGCGTGATTGCAGAATGTCATGTTAACTGCCTGGTTGAAACAGATGCTCAGGCTTATGCAAACGCAGAATTCATAGCAGAGGCTAGCCCGGCTACCGTGCTGGCACTACTGGATGAACGGGAAAGGAACCAGCAATACATCAAAAGCCGCGATCAGGAGAACGAGGATATTGCGCTAACGGTAGGGAAGCTGCGCGTTGAGCTTGAAGCAGAAAAACAGCGGGCAAAAGTTCTATTTATGGAAAATGCTCGGCTTAAGTCAGGCATAGCCGGTCTGATACACCTCGGTATTCGATATGCAGATGTTGAGGTCATGAGAATTGCTGGAGATGCCCAGCTTTCTACCCCATGCACTGACAGCATCATAAACAGCATTGCAACAGGCATTCGCATCAAAGGAGAGTGATATGGCTATCGCTGCAAGTTACACCATGCATCTCTATTGTGATTGCCTCCAGTGTACAGATGGCAAATATAAGTCGCCAGACTTCGGTGAGTATATAGGTACGTCATGGGCTGGCTGTGCAAAAGAGGCGCGCAAGGATGGCTGGCGAATAAGCAAAGACAAAACGCGTGCTTTTTCACCCGGGCATAAAGTTTTGAGGATTAACAAATGACAACATTTACCGACGACGACAAGAAACTAATTAAAGAAATCAAAGAGCGTATCAGCAGCCCGGAGGTTCGAGACGATATTGAGCGCCGGGCTTATGAAATAGCGTTAGCCTCGCTGGAAGCAGAGCCGGTGGCATGGCTGCATTCAGACAATGGCTTAGGTATTCCGGCAATAACGAGGAGTAAAAACATTGCTGACAGTTGGTTATCAAAGAGCTGGTATGTTCAGCCGCTATATATAGCCAAGCCAGTGCCGGTGGTGCCAGATGCTCGTCCGTCTTTAAATAATGGCATAGTCGGCTTTGATGAAGGCTGGAACGCTTGCCGCGCCGCCATGATTCATGCCGGAAACTTTCGGGAAAACTTGAATTCGTCAACCAATAATTTTCGGGAAATTGCGGAAACGTCAATCAACTCTCCGGTAGTTCCTGGTGAGGTGTTGTCCGCAATCCGGGAGGTTGCCAGGGTTCGTGCCGATTTCGATGATTTTGACGGTGACAGGCGAGGTATCGGTGATTGTCTGAATGAGTCTGAGCAAGAGCTTATCGTTACCATTAACAAATATGCCAGTCAGATTGCAGCAAAGCCGCCGCAGGAGGAGAAGAGTGGGAACGCTGACTGTACCGCCACTTCTGGTAAAACTGACAATCCACAAGCATCCGGAAAACAGGTTGATGAATTAACCATGTTGGTTAAGCGATTAGCCAGTTCGTTAAAAAGCGTCAATAAATCAAGTAAGCTGCCTGATAAGGCGATGGATTATCTTTTGCGGAACGGACTGGTAAGTGTGGAGGGGAGGGGACGATGACCTGGCCTGAGGCATTTACCACGGTAGGGATTGCAATGGCCGTGGCGTTGGTGGTGTATTCGATTTGCCGCTGGGGGTAAGGTATTAAAGAATGCCCCCGCACACATAAGTTGAGCGTCTGAGGTGTGGGGATAGGGAGTTAGTTAAATTGTTATACAACAATATCTGATTTTGTATTGAAGCAAGGAAGAGGTTGCCACATATTGAATCATGCACGTGTACGTCAAATGTGGGAGGTCATCGTGCTGGTTCTGAAATGTGCGCTGGCTATTGCGGCTGTAATGGCAATTTATTGTCTTGTTATCGTTCTTATGGATCACCTTTCTGATTGATTTTATATTGGCGAGGTGACGGGAGTTAAGTAGAATTGCTGCGGGTGCTTGAGGCTGTCTGCCTCAGGCATGAACACCAAAAGGCAGATAGAGAAAAGCCCCAGTTAACATTACGCGTCCTGCAAGACGCTTAACATTAATCTGAGGCCATATCTATGCTCTACACACGTAGGTTAGCCTCTTACGTGCCGAAAGGCAAGGAGAAGCAGGCTATGAAGCAGCAAAAGGCGATGCTAATCGCCCTGATCGTCATCTGTTTAACCGTCATAGTGACGGCACTGGTAACGAGGAAAGACCTCTGCGAGGTACGAATCCGAACCGGCCAGACGGAGGTCGCTGTCTTCACAGCTTACGAACCTGAGGAGTAAGAGACCCGGCGGGGGGAGAAATCCCTCGCCACCGCTGATGTGTCAGGCATCCTCAACGCACCCGCACTTAACCCGCTTCGGCGGGTTTTGTTTTTTCTGGTCGTTCTGGTTTACAATCCATCCGTCAGCCTGAACAACTGGCACCTGCTGCGCCAGCAGAGAAAACAGATGGCGCACGATACCAAATTTTACAATTCGGATAACTCTGCCGCCCCTGCCAGCAGGCACGGGCGGCGTTCTCATGCATTCAAATATGACTGGTATCAGCACGATCCCTGCACTGAAGAACAGGCCGAATGGCTGATCCATAACTACCGCAGACGTGGGTATGAGTTTAGGAAAGCCCTCAGCCTCGATTATCGTCACTGGATAATCTACGTCAGGCTGCCGTACTCCGAGCGCCCACCGCGTCCGTCCCGCACATTCCAGCAACGCATCTGGAGGTAACGTGCGGGTATTACTTCGACCTGTTCTGGTACCGGAACTCGGGCTGGTGATCGTTAAGCCGGGCCGTGAATCCATGCCGGTATTCCACAATACCCGGGTACTGGTGGAGCCGGAACCGAAAAGCATGCGTAATCTGCCGTCCGGGGTCGTTCCTGCCGTTCGCCAGCCGCTGGCGGAGGATAAATCATTACTGCCATTTTTCAGCGACGAACGAGTGATTCGTGCTGCTGGTGGCGCTGGCGCATTGTCTGACTGGTTACTGCGCCATGTTAAATCCTGCCAGTGGCCACACGGTGATTATCACCACAGTGAAACCGTCATTCACCGTTATGGTACCGGCGCAATGGTGTTGTGCTGGCACTGCGACAACCAGCTGCGCGACCAGACCTCCGAATCACTCGGGCAACTTGCTCACCAAAACCTGTCTGCATGGATGATTGACGTCATACGCCATGCAATGAATGGCTCGCAGGAACGGGAATTATCGCTGGCTGAATTATCCTGGTGGGCGGTCCGCAATCAGGTGGCGGACGCGCTACCGGAAGCGGTATTACGTCGTTCGCTGGGGTTGCGTGCGGAAAAAATCCGCTCAATGTACCGTGAAAGCGACATCGTACCGGGAGAGCAGACCGCCACCAGCATACTGAAGCAGCGCACAAAAAATCTTGCGCCGCTGCCTCACGCCCACCAGCAAAACCCGCCACAGGAAAAGACGGTGGTCAGCATTGCCGTTGATCCCGAGTCACCGGCTCAGTATCTCCAGCGCCAGAAATCACAACGGGAAGAGATGCCTGTATACACGCGCTGGGTAAAAACGCAGAAATGCATGACGTGTGGCAATCAGGCAGATGATCCGCATCACATCATTGGTCATGGACTGGGAGGGATGGGAACAAAGGCTGATGATTTGTTTGTTATTCCGCTGTGCCGTAAATGCCATAGCGAACTACACGCCGGGGTAAAAGATTTTGAAGAAAAACACGGCAGCCAGCTGTTGTTGCTGATTCGTTTTTTAATGCACGCGAGAAATTCGGGTGTTCTGAAGTGGAAAGCATAAATGACTGAACGCATAGAATTTGTTTTGCCTTACCCGCCAACGGTGAACACTTACTGGCGTCGTCGTGGCAGCACATATTTTGTATCAAAAGCCGGGGAGCGTTATCGCCGGGCAGTGGCGCTTATTGTTCGCCAGCAGCGGCTGAAATTAAGCCTGTCCGGAAGGCTGGCAATAAAAATTATTGCAGAGCCACCGGATAAGCGCCGCCGCGACCTGGACAATATCCTGAAGGCACCACTGGATGCGCTGACGCATGCCGGACTTCTCATAGACGACGAGCAGTTTGATGAAATCAATATTGTGCGCGGACTGCCTGTTCCTGGTGGTCGGCTGGGGATAAAAATCACAGAACTGGAGTGCGCATGAATAACCAGTATTTACAGTTTGTGCGTGAGCAGCTCATTATCGCTACCGCTGATTTGAGTGGGGCAACAAAAGGTCAGCTTGAAGCCTGGCAGGAGAATGCCATGTTTGATACAGGGCGTTACAGGCGTAAAAAAATCCGGTACCGCGATGAAGTGACTGGAAGAATGATAACGCGGGATAGTCCACCGATACCGGGAAAACAATCACTGGCGAAAGGCTCATCAATTGCTCTGGTAAGTCAGGTTGAGTTTTCGACATCATCATGGCGACGGGCAGTTCTGTCTCTTGAAGAACTTCATAAAGCCTGGTTGTTGTGGTGTTACAGCGGGAGTATTTATTGGGAATATCAGATCGCGATAACACAGTGGGCGTGGAATGAATTTAATGCTCAATCCGGTACCAGAAAAATTGCAGGGAAAACGCAGGAACGCCTGAAAAAATTAATCTGGCTGGCGGCGCAGGCAGTAAAAGCAGAACTTTTTGGTGGGGAAGGTTATGAATACCAGGAGCTGGCATTACTGGCGGGAGTGACAACTAAAAACTGGTCAAAAACATTTACTCGTCACTGGGTTGCAATGAAACACATTTTTCACCGACTGGATAGTGAGGCTTTATTGTTTGTAATGAGAACACGTTCAAAACAAAAGACGGCATTTTCAAAGCAAAGTGTTGCAAAAGTAGATTGAAAGGCATATATTTCATGCAAATCTGATATTTTGCCGATTTTGTACGTGATGGCAAAAGCAAACAAAACCCGCCCACAAGCGGGTTTTTTGTGCCACTTATCTCGGATAGGCATGGTGAATGCGCTGGTGGAGGAGATAAGGGTGATTTTTAACCAGGTGATTTTTGAATGCTTGCAACATTGATTTCGTAACATTATTATCCTGCGCCCGGCCCTTTAGCTCAGTGGTGAGAGCGAGCGACTCATAATCGCCAGGTCGCTGGTTCAAATCCAGCAAGGGCCACCAACCGCCACTAGCTCATCAGGAAAGAGCGTCAACCCTTTAAGTTGAGTGTGCGAGGTTCGAGTCCCCGGTGGCGGTCCAGTGCCGACTTAGCTCAGTAGGTAGAGCAACTGACTTGTAATCAGTAGGTCACCAGTTCGATTCTGGTAGTCGGCACCATATGCGGGCATCGTATAATGGCTATTACCTCAGCCTTCCAAGCTGATGATGCGGGTTCGATTCCCGCTGCCCGCTCCAGTTAGAGTCTTTCAGTCTGCGATGATGGGAAATCCCGGAGTGACTGAAAGACGTTTAAGTTATGAATGATCGCTTTTTTTTGCAAAATTGCTGTGCAGAAATACTAACCTTCGGGCAGGCGATCATTCATAAGCACTCTGCTTTTATTCCGATTAACTGTGGGTGGTTTGTTGGATAGAGTGCTTTCCTTACTGTATATATTGTTTCGCCCGCTTTTGCGGGCTTTTCTTTTCAAATCCCTTTCATTTCTCAGTGTAAAACTACGCCATCCGTTATTTGCGGAGGTGAGGCTATGAAATCCATGGACAAAATTTCAACGGGCATTGCCTATGGCACCTCCGCAGGCAGTGCTGGCTACTGGTTTTTACAGTGGCTTGATCAGGTCAGTCCGTCACAGTGGGCTGCGATTGGTGTACTGGGGAGTCTGGTTCTGGGCTTCCTGACTTATCTGACAAATCTGTACTTCAAAATCAGAGAAGACAAGCGTAAGGCTGCACGGGGAGAGTAATTCAATGACTCAAAACTATGAACTGATTGTGAAAGGGATCCGCAATTTTGAGAATAAAGTTACGGTAACTTTAGCGTTACGGGACAAAAAACGCTTTGACGGTGAAATTTTTGACCTGGACATCTCGCTGGACCGTGTTGAAGGTGCCGCGCTGGAGTTTTATGAGGCAGCAGCCAGAAGGAGCATCAGACAGGTCTTCCTGGATGTTGCTGCCGGGTTATGTGAAGGGGACGAGCTGTTGCCAGAAACGCGCCCCTGTTCAGAGGCGCGGTATACCATAAAAATTAACAGTTCTGATAACTCGATTACAGGTTGTTAGCTTTTTGCAGTTGGCTTTCCAGTATCTTTCATTGGTAGCATCCTGATAAATATCCATGAGCGCAAAAATCAAATACGGCCTGTCAGCTGCTGTTCTGGCACTGATTGCCACCAGTGCATCTGCTCCTGACATTCTCGATCAGTTTCTGGATGAAAAAGAGGGTAACCACACCACTGCATACCGCGATGGTTCCGGCATATGGACCATTTGCCGGGGTGCCACGGTGGTGGATGGTAAACCTGTTATTCCGGGCATGAAACTGTCGAAGGAAAAATGCGCTCAGGTTAATGCCATTGAGCGTGATAAGGCGCTGGCATGGGTGGAGCGCAATATTAAAGTACCACTGACCGAACCACAGAAAGCGGGTATAGCGTCATTTTGCCCCTATAACATTGGCCCCGGTAAGTGTTTCCCGTCGACGTTTTATAAGCGGCTGAATGCCGGTGATCGTAAAGGTGCATGCGAGGCGATTCGCTGGTGGATAAAAGATGGTGGGCGCGATTGTCGCATACGTTCAAATAACTGCTATGGACAGGTTATTCGTCGTGACCAGGAAAGCGCATTAGCCTGTTGGGGGATAGGTCAGTGAGCAGAGTCGCCGCGATTATCTCCGTTCTGGTTATCTGCATCATCGTCTGCCTGTCATTGGCTGTTAATCATTACCGGGATAACGCCATCGCCTACAAAGAACAGCGTGATAAAAAAGTCAGTGAGCTGAAGCAGGCGATCGCCACCATCGCTGACATGCAGCAGCGTCAGCGTGATGTTGCTGCGCTCGATGCAAAGTACTCGAGAGAATTAGCCAATGCGAAAGCTGAAAATGAAACTCTGCGCGCTGATGTTGCCGCTGGTCGTCGTCGGTTGCACATCAAAGCAGTCTGTCAGTCAGTGCGTGAAGCCACCACCGCCTCCGGCGTGGATAATGCAGTCTCCCCCCGACTGGCAGACACCGCTGAACGGGATTATTTCACCCTCAGAGAGCGGCTGATGACGATGCAGATGCAACTGGAAGGGGCACAGGAGTATATCCGCACTCAGTGCATTAAGTAGCCTTTTTATCGTGGTAAACATTTCGCAGGGTATGAGGTATTTATGCCATCACGAATCCCACGCGCCTGCCGTAAGCGTGGATGTGCAGGTACAACCACAGACAGTTCTGGTTACTGCGATAAACATCGTGGCGAAGGATGGGTACAGCATCAACGCGGACTGAGCCGCCACCAGCGTGGCTATGGCTCGAAATGGGATGCCATACGTGCGCGCATACTGAAGCGTGATAATCATCTGTGTCAGAACTGCCTGCGCAATGGGAGAGCTGTTGAAGCCAGAACTGTGGACCACATCATTCCGAAAGCTCATGGTGGCACGGATGCAGACAGTAACCTGCAGAGTCTGTGCTGGCCCTGCCATAAAGCAAAAACTGCGCACGAACGTATCAACTGATAATCGTTCTCACCTGTAGGGGAGGGGCGGGTCAAATCTCTGCAACCCTGGCTGCTCAGTACCGCCGCCTGACCTTTCCTCGCATCGCCGCAGGTTCGAAAACTTTTTTTTGGAATGTGATTAAATGATTGATAGGTAAAACCGATTATGTCAGGACCCCCGAAAACCCCGCCACGCCTGCATTTGATACGAGGCAACCCCTCAAAGCGCCCCGTTAAAGACCCAAAAAAAACCGCTAAAAAGGATGAAAAAGGTCTCCCTAAAATTCCGCAACATTTAGGGTCGCAGGGGAAGTACTGGTTCAGGCGAATGGCGGAAGAACTGAATGCGGAAGGGATCATTTCTCAGCTTGATGCGCGTGCACTCGAGTTACTGGTGGAAGCCTACACCGAATACCGGCATCACTGCGAAACACTTGATGCTGAGGGTTATACCTACCGCACGGAAACGCAGAATGGCGATGTGCTGATCAAGGCACACCCGGCTGCTGCGATGAAGGCTGATGCCTGGAAGCGGATCCGGGCGATGCTTGCAGAGTTTGGTATGTCACCGGCAAGCCGGGCCAAAGTAAATATTGCCGGACCGGATGATGTTGATCCGCTGGCGGAGCTTTTAAAAGCGAGAGACTGATGGCAAAAGTGGCTGACGGGATCCGCTACGCCGAACGTGTTGTTGCAGGAGAAATTGTCGCTGGCGAATTTGTCCGTCTGGCCTGCCAGCGTTTTCTTGATGATCTGAAGTACGGCGAAGAGCGGGGGATTTATTTCAGTGAACCCCGTGCGCAGCACATCCTGAATTTCTACAAATTTGTGCCCCATGTGAAAGGGGCGCTGGCAGGCCAGCCCATTGAGTTGATGGACTGGCATGTATTTATCCTCATTAATATTTTTGGTTTTGTCATTCCGCTGGTGAATGAAGAGACCGGGGAAGTTGTCATGCGCAGCGATGGCAGCGGACGCCCGGTGATGGTGCGCCGGTTCCGGACGGCGTACAACGAAGTCGCCCGTAAAAACGCAAAATCAACCCTGTCATCGGGTATCGGCCTGTATATGACGGGGGCAGATGGTGAAGGCGGTGCTGAGGTGTATTCAGCCGCAACCACGCGTGACCAGGCCAGAATCGTGTTTGAAGACGCCAAAAATATGGTCAGAAAAGCCCGGTCGACACTCGGGCGGTTGTTTGATTTCAACAAGCTGGCGATTTACCAGGAGCAGAGCGCATCAAAATTTGAACCGCTTTCCTCGGATGCAAACAACCTGGACGGTCTGAACATCCACTGCGCCATTATTGATGAGCTGCATGCACATAAAACCCGCGACGTATGGGACGTTCTGGAGACGGCAACCGGTGCCCGTCTGCAGTCCCTGTTATTTGGCATCACCACGGCTGGCTTTAACAAGGAAGGGATTTGTTACGAGCAGCGTGATTACGCCATTAAGGTATTGCGAGGCTATAACAGCGACGTGGAGGGCGCGGTAAAAGACGACTCCTACTTTGCGATCATTTACACGCTCGATGAGGGAGATGATCCGTTTGATGAAACGGTCTGGCAGAAAGCGAATCCTGGCCTGGGCATCTGTAAACGCTGGGATGATTTGCGTCGTCTGGCGAAAAAGGCGAAGGAGCAGGTTTCTGCGCGGGTGAATTTTTTCACGAAACACATGAATGTGTGGGTCACTGCCGAGTCTGCCTGGATGGACATGATTAAGTGGGAGAAATGCGAATATATTGCCCCACGACATGAGCTGAAAACGTATCCCATGTGGGTCGGCGTTGACCTTGCTCATAAGATTGATATCTGTGCGGCGGCAAAACTCTGGCGAACGGATAACGGGCATGTTCATGCCGATTTTAAATTCTGGCTCCCGGAAGGACGGCTGGAACGATGCTCGCGGCAGCAGGCAGAACTTTACCGGAAGTGGGCGGAGATGGATAAGCTGATTCTGACGGATGGTGATGTTATCGATCATGCTCAGATAAAAAGTGACTTACTGGAATGGATTGGTGGTGAAAACCTCAGGGAACTGGGATTTGACCCGTGGAGCGCGATGCAGTTCAGCCTGGCACTGGCTGAAGAAGGGATACCGCTGGTGGAGGTTCCGCAGACGGTTCGCAATCTGTCAGAGGCCATGAAGGAAACGGAATCACTGGTCTATGCCGGGCGTTTCCATCACAGCAATCATCCGGTCATGAACTGGATGATGTCTAACGTTACGGTAAAACCGGACAAAAACGACAATATCTTCCCGAATAAATCCACGCCGGAAGCCAAAATCGACGGCCCTGTTGCGATGTTTACAGCAATGAGCCGGATGCTGGTCAATGGTGGTGAACCGGAGCCGGATCTGTCTGAACATCTGGTCAGCGTGGGCATCCGCTCACTTTAACCGAGGTCATTATGTTTCTGATAATTCTCGCGCCACTGGTGGGCGTGCTGGGTGCGCTTTTGCTGGCGTATGGTGCCTGGCTGATTTATCCCCCGGCGGGTTTTGTTGTTGCCGGGGTGCTGTGCCTGCTCTGGTCGTGGCTGGTGGCGCGATATCTCGACCGTACACAGTCGTCTGTCGGCGGAGGTAAATAGTGTTCTTTTCGGGATTATTTCAACGAAAAAGTGACGCGCCGGTGACCACGCCAGCAGAACTGGCGGATGCTATCGGGCTGTCATATGACACCTATACCGGAAAGCAGATCAGCAGCCAGCGGGCCATGCGACTGACGGCGGTTTTTTCCTGCGTCAGGGTGCTGGCAGAGTCGGTCGGGATGTTGCCCTGCAATCTGTATCACCTGAACGGCAGCCTGAAACAGAGAGCCACCGGCGAACGTCTGCATAAGCTGATCTCCACGCATCCCAATGGCTATATGACGCCGCAGGAGTTCTGGGAGCTGGTGGTCACCTGTCTGTGCCTGCGGGGAAACTTTTATGCTTACAAAGTGAAAGCATTTGGCGAAGTGGCTGAACTGCTGCCCGTCGATCCTGGCTGTGTGGTGCCGAAGCTTAACAGTAGCTGGGAGCCGGTCTATCAGGTCACATTCCCGGACGGTTCCACGGATGTGCTGACCCAGGAGGATATCTGGCATGTGCGCACGCTGACGCTGGACGGTCTGGTGGGGCTGAATCCCGTCGCCTATGCCCGCGAGGCAATATCGCTGGCAGCGGCGACCGAAGAGCACGGGGCCAGGCTGTTCAGCAATGGTGCGGTGACGTCCGGTGTGTTGCGTACTGAACAGACGCTGTCAGATCAGGCTTATGAGCGCCTGAAGAAAGATTTTGAGGAGCGTCACACCGGGCTTGGTAATGCTCACCGCCCGATGATCCTTGAGATGGGGCTGGACTGGAAGTCGATGGCGCTGAACGCCGAGGACAGCCAGTTTCTGGAAACCCGCAAGTTTCAGCTTGAAGAAATCTGTCGTCTGTTCCGGGTGCCGTTGCACATGGTGCAGAACACCGATCGCGCCACCTTCAACAATATCGAAGAGCTGGGGCTCGGATTTATCAACTATTCACTGGTGCCGTATCTGACCCGCATCGAACAGCGGATCAACATCGGACTGGTACGAAAAAGTAAGCAGGGCGTTTATTACGCCAAATTTAACGCCGGGGCGTTACTGCGCGGGGATATGAAGTCCCGTTTTGAAGCCTACGCCACCGGGATTAACTGGGGAATTTACTCTCCCAATGACTGCCGCGACCTGGAAGATATGAATCCGCGTCCCGGTGGTGATGTCTATCTCACACCGATGAACATGACCACGAAACCCTCCGATGGCAGTAAAGCCGGTAAGCAGAAGGATAACGCCAATGCAGACGAAACAACGTCTTGATGTACCGCTGAGTCTGAAATCTGTCAGTGACTCCGGTGAGTTTGAAGGGTATGGCTCCGTCTTTGGTGTAAAGGACAGCCACGATGATGTGGTGATGTCCGGGGCATTTGCTGCTTCCCTGCGGGCGTGGAGTGACAGAAAAGCGTTACCTGCGCTGCTCTGGCAGCACCGCATGGATGAACCCATCGGTGTTTACACCGAAATGAAGGAAGACGATGTCGGGCTTTACGTCAGGGGACGGTTGCTTATTGATGATGATCCCCTCGCAAAACGCGCACATGCACACATGAAGGCCGGTTCGTTAACCGGCCTTTCTATTGGGTACGTCCTGAAAGACTGGGAATACGACCGGAGCAAAGAAGCCTTTCTGCTGAAAGAAATCGACCTCTGGGAAGTCAGCCTGGTGACGTTCCCGTCTAACGACGAGGCGCGGATCAGCGACGTCAAGAACGCACTGGCCCGCGGGGAAATTCCCGAACAGAAAAAAATCGAAAGAGTCCTGCGTGATGTCGGACTCTCCCGTACCCAGGCCAAAGCATTCATGGCCGGGGGCTATGGCGCACTGTCCCTGCGCGACGCTGAGGATGTGGGCTCTGCACTGAATGCACTGAAAAATCTGAACTTCTAATCAGGAGAAATACGATGGCGGTTGATATTAAAGATGTCGAACAGGTCGCGCAGGAGCTGCAGCAGAAGTTTGACGACTTCAAGGCAAAGAACGACAAGCGCGTGGAGGCGATTGAGCAGGAAAAAGGCAAGCTTGCCGGGCAGGTGGAAACCCTGAACGGGAAACTCAGTGAGCTGGAAAATCTCAAAAGCGACCTTGAAAAAGAGCTGCTTGAGCTGAAACGTCCGGCAGGTGGTGCGCAAAATAAACTGGCCACCGAGCATAAAGAGGCGTTTGTGGGCTTCCTGCGTAAAGGCCATGAAGATGGTCTGCGCGATCTGGAGCGTAAGGCATTGCAGGTGGGCACCGATGAAGACGGTGGCTATGCCGTGCCGGAAGCACTGGATCGCAACATTCTCAACCTGCTGAAAGATGAAGTGGTGATGCGCCAGGAAGCCACGGTGATCACCGTTGGCGGTTCCGACTACAAAAAACTGGTGAATCTGGGCGGTACGGCTTCCGGATGGGTGGGCGAGACTGACGCGCGCTCCCAGACTGCCACTTCCAGACTGGGGCTGATTGAACCTTTCATGGGGGAAATCTACGGTAACCCGCAGGCCACCCAGAAAATGCTGGATGATGCCTTTTTCAACGTGGAAGCATGGATCAACAGCGAGCTGGCAACCGAATTTGCCGAACAGGAAGAAATTGCCTTTACCACCGGCGATGGTACCAAGAAGCCGAAAGGGTTCCTGGCGTATGAATCCACGGATGAAACCGATAAGGTTCGGGCGTTCGGCAAACTTCAGCATATTGTATCCGGCGACGCGACGGCGGTGACCGCAGACGCCATTATCAAACTGATTTACACGCTGCGTAAGGCACACCGCACCGGCGCGAAGTTCATGATGAACAACAACAGCCTGTTTGCCATTCGTCTGCTGAAAGACAGCGAGGGTAACTATCTGTGGCGTCCGGGGCTGGAGCTGGGGCAGCCGTCCTCTCTGGCGGGTTACGGTATCGCTGAAAACGAACAGATGCCGGATATCGCCGCTGATGCGAAAGCCATTGCATTTGGTAACTTCAAACGGGGTTACACCATCGTTGACCGTATCGGTACCCGCATTCTGCGTGACCCGTACACCAATAAACCGTTTGTCGGTTTTTATACCACCAAGCGCACCGGCGGCATGCTGGTCGATTCGCAGGCCATCAAACTGCTGAAGATTGCAGCGGCGTAATCATTCAGGGGGCGCAGAAGTGCGCCCCTGTTCTGACAGGTGAAAGAATCATGATCCTGAAACAAGATCTGAAATGGTCACCGGACGGTATGCGTGTTGAGATTATTCGGGCCGGTGAGTATGAAGATAAAGAATTACCCGAACGGGTACGCGAAATTGCCACTGCAGCTGGGATTGTCTCTGATAAGAGAACACCTGTTGCGCGGGGGGCTGATAAGTCTAAAAAACAGCATTCATAGAGGTTGCCCAAATGATGCCCACTCTGGAAGAGCTTCGTGTTCAGTGCCGGATTGATGATGACAATGAACAGGAGAATTCTCTTCTTATGATGTATCTGGCTGCTGCCAGGGAAGAGGCTGAAAAGTTTTTAAACCGGACGCTTTACGATGAAACTGTTTCTGAGCAGGATACGACCGGGCTTGTAATAACACCTCTGATAAAACTGCGTCTTATGCAACTGGTTGGCTACTGGTACGAGAACAGGGAAATGCAGGATGCAGTGCCTGATTTTTTCTATACCGGACTGCGGATGTATCGGTTTCATCCCGGGACATAGGAGGATTCATGCAGGCAGGAAGATTACGTGATCGTGTGGTTATTCTGAATGCCACCACCGTTCGGTCTCCATCAGGGCACCCTGTGGAAACAATGACGGAAGGGGCAACCATATGGGCAGAAGTTAAGGGGATCAGTGGCAGGGAGAGAATATCCGGAGGCGCAGAAACTGCTCAGGCTACAGTGAGGGTCTGGATGAGATTCCGGCGAGATGTGACAGCAACTTCATGTCTGAAAGTGCTGACTGGTGCATTCAGAGGCGCGATTCTGAGTATAGACGGTCCGCCGATACCGGATGCCCGTGCCACCCGGCTTGAGATACTCTGTTCTCAGAAGGGGAATGTGTGATGGATTTCAGTCTTGATTTTTCAGGTCTGGCGGATATTGCACGGGATCTGGAGACGCTCAGCAGGGCAGAAAACAATAAGGTGCTGCGCGATGCCACCCGTGCCGGTGCTGAAGTTATGCGGGATGCAGTTGTTGAACGTGCGCCGGAGCGAACCGGGAAACTGAAGAAAAATGTGGTTGTTCTCACTCAGCGTTCAAAGCGTCGGGGGGAAATTATCTCGGGTGTCCACATTCGTGGACGGAACCTGCGAACCGGAAACAGTGATAACAGCATGAAAGCCAGCGATCCCCGAAATGCGTTTTACTGGCGCTTTGTGGAGCTGGGAACGATAAACATGCCCGCGCATCCGTTCATTCGCCCGGCTTTCGATACGACAGAGGAACTGGCAGCACAGATTGCCATACAGCGAATGAATCAGGCTATTGATGAGGTCTTAAGTAAATGAGAGAGACCACACTGTATTCCCTGCTGTCTCAACTGGCCGGAGGACAGGTTTATCCTTATGTGGTCCCGCTGACGGAGGGAAAGCCTGCGGTATCTCCGCCATGGCTGGTGTTTTCTGTGGTGTCTGACACGGCATCTGATGTGCTTGATGGTCAGGCTGAATCAAGAATTACCGTGCAGATCGATGTCTGGGCGACAGTACCTGATGACGCAGATGATATCCGTGAGCAGGCGCTTGATGCGGTAAGGCAACTGGCACCCTCCGTTATTTCTAAAACGCAGGGTTATGATCCTGATTCCCGTCTGAGCAGAGCCACGCTTGAATTTCAGGTAATAGCCTGAGATCGTTAATGATTTTACCCACCCGCCGCTGGCGGGTTTTTTTATTTTCAGGAGACGAGTATGTCCTCTAATTTTGAACGTTCTCAGCAGACCAAAGTCATGATCTCGTCTGCACCGGTAACGGCAGAAACGCTGAGTTCTGCCAGTTTTCTTGAACTGAGCTGTACGATTAAAGAGGTTCAGTTTACCGCCGGGCAGAAACAGGATATTGATGTCACCACGCTGTGTTCTGTTGAGCAGGAAAATATTAACGGTCTTGGTGCCGCGTCAGAGATTTCCATGTCAGGCAACTTTTATCTGAATGCTGCCCAGAACGCGTTGCGCAGTGCCTATGACAATGACACCACGTATGGCTTTAAAGTTATTTTTCCGTCAGGCAACGGATTTACCTTTATGGCAGAGGTGCGTCAGCATACCTGGTCTGCAGGAACCAATGGAGTTGTGGCTGCAACGTTTTCCCTGCGCCTGAAAGGTAAACCTGTACTGACGACAGAGCCACTGAAAGTGAAGGTCGATTTAAACAGCACGCTGCAGGTTTCTGCCGGAGCGAAACTCGAAATGGTGGTTGAGGCTGCCGGTGGTGTGCCGCCTTATTCTTATGTCTGGAAGAAAGGTGGTTCTCCTGTTTCCGGACAGACGGCGGCAACGTTCAGTAAGGCATCAGCAGCATCCGGTGATGCCGGTGCGTATACCTGCGAGATTTCTGATTCAGCAAGCCCGGTTAGCAAGGTGACCTCCACTTCCTGCACTGTTACCGTCAGTTAATGAGGATAGATGTGATGACTAAAAATATCCGTAATCTGGCACTGGCAACGATGTCGGGGTTTCGCCATAAAACTGTTGATGTGCCTGAATGGGAAGGGGCAACGGTTGTATTACGGGAACCTTCTGCAGAAGCCTGGTTGCGCTGGCAGGAGATCGTTAAAGCAAAAGATGATGAGACACCGTTATCCGTTGCGGAGCGCGCCCGCCGAAATCTGGAGGCAGATGTTGAACTGTTCATTGATGTTCTGTGTGATACCGGACTGCAACCTGTATTTTCAGAGGATGATCGTGAACAGGTGATTGCCGTGTATGGCCCGGTGCATGCGCGGCTTCTTCGGCAGTCTCTGGAACTGATCAGTGATGCCGGCGAGGTTAAAAAAAAGTAGCGCTTCCGGGGATGCGTTTTCTGATGATGCTGGCGCTCAGGATGGGGCGCACATTGTCAGAGTTACGCCGGGAAATGTCCGCATCAGAAATCATGATGTGGGCAGAATTTGACAGGTTCAGCCCGCTGGGTGATGAGCGGGCTGATATCCGGGCTGCCCAGATAGTTTCTGCGGTTTACGGTGCGCAGGGTGTCAAAGTACCACTGAATGATGCGCTTCTTCAGTGGGGGCAAGATTCTGAAGAAAATAAATGCGATGATCCATTTATTGGATTAGAGGTTGCTCTAATGTCTTCATTATAAGATAATTTATTAATCGTTTTGAAATTGAATATATTATTCAAACTCAGGAGGGTTAATTATGAGAAATTTAGTGGTGACATTGGCTTGTATATTCTTTATTAGTGCATGTAAACCATCAGATAATTATGTTATTTCTTTAGGGGAAGACTTAGTTAAAGATAAACTTATTGATCCTGATAGTGCAAAGTTTAATTCTTTTTTCCATAAGTCAGGTGATTTATATGGCTATGTTTGTGGAGATGTCAATTCAAAAAACACGTTTGGTGGATATACAGGGAAGAAACCATATTTTGTTTATTTGGAAGTTGTGGACGGAAAAGTTAAGAGTCATGGAACTGTAACAATTGTTAATGACCATGACCCGGGCGGTATGGAAAAATATAAGTTGTTTTGCCAATAATTATCATCTTAAAAAACCGCAGAAGCGGTTTTTTTATGGGTTAAAGTAAATGGCGACATTACGTGAACTGATTATTAAAATCTCGGCAAACTCCCGGTCATTCCAGTCAGAGATCGCCCGGGCTTCGCGTATGGGGCAGGATTACTACCGTACCATGCAGAACGGAGGCCGGCAGTCCGCTGCTGCATCCCGTGAAATGCGGCGTGCACTGGCAGAAGTGACGGATCAGATAAATACAGCTAAATCTTCGGCACTGAATATGGCGGGGGCATTTGCCGGAGCTTTTGCTACCGGTCATCTTATTTCTCTCGCCGATGAGTGGAATTCAGTAAATGCCCGTCTGAAGCAGGCTTCACAGTCCAGTGATGATTTTCAGGTATCACAACGTGAATTAATGGCAATCAGCCAGAGAACGGGAACGGCGTTTTCTGATAACGCCAGCCTTTTTGCCCGCTCTGCAGCTTCCATGCGGAAGTATGGCTACAGTTCTGAGGAGGTACTGAAAGTCACCGAGGCGATCTCCACGGGCCTGAAATTATCCGGTGCCAGTACAGCAGAAGCCAGTTCGGTGATCACGCAGTTCAGTCAGGCACTGGCGCAGGGAGTGCTGCGCGGTGAAGAGTTTAACTCGGTGAATGAGAACGGCGATCGTGTTATTCGTGCGCTGGCTGCGGGAATGGGGGTTGCCCGTAAGGATCTGAAGGCCATGGCGGATAACGGAAAGTTGACCGCCGATAAGGTTGTTCCTGCACTGATTAGTCAGCTTGGGGCATTACGTGATGAATATGCGGCAATGCCTGATACGGTTTCATCCTCTGCAACCAAAGTTGAAAACGCCTTTATGGCCTGGGTTGGTGGTGCGAACGAGGCAAGCGGAGTGACGAAGACGCTCTCCGGTGTGCTGAATGGTATTGCAGGCAATATTGACACCGTGGCAACCGCTGCCGGTGCTCTGGTTGCCGTCGGGGTAGCCCGATATTTTGGCAATATGGCGTCGTCTGCTGGATCTGCAACTGCCGGATTAATTACTGCAGCCAGAAACGAAGTGGCTCTTGCTGAAGCGCAACTTCGGGGGACACAGATAGCAACCGCCAGGGCGCGTGCGGCGGTTTATCGTGCGCAACAGGCGGTTGTTGCTGCTCGCGGTACCGAAAGGCAGGCAGCCGCAGAAGCGAAACTGGCTGCTGCCCAGGCATCACTTACCCGTAATATTGCGGCCAGAACAGCGGCACAGACAACGCTGAATACTGTCACGTCAGTGGGGAGTCGTCTGTTAAGTGGTGCGCTGGGGTTGGTTGGTGGTGTGCCGGGACTCGTCATGCTGGGGGCGACGGCCTGGTACACGATGTATCAGAATCAGGAGCAGGCCAGAGAATCTGCACGCCAGTATGCCGCAACAATCGACGAAATTCGCCAGAAAACGTCGGCAATGTCGCTTCCTGAAGCGTCAGATAATGAGGAAAAGACGCGGCAGGCACTTGATGAGCAAAACAGGTTAATTGACGAGCAGAAAAGTAAGATTAAATCCTTACAGGAAAAAATTGCTGGCTATCAGTATGTGCTGGCAAACCCGGGCTGGACAACCGATAACGGTTTTATGATTAACCACATGACGTCGGTAAAAACTGTCACAGAAGGGCTTGCAGAAGCAACAAATCAACTGGCAGTTGAACAGTCCCGTCTCACACAAATGCAGGGCAAAGCGCAATCCATTCAGGATGTGCTTGCCGGGCTGGAGGAGCGACGGGTGGCGTTGATCCGTCAACAGGCCGCGGAACAAAACAAAGCGTATCAGTCCCTGTTGATCATGAATGGGCAGCATACCGAGTTTAATCGCCTTCTCGGGCTCGGTAATGAATTACTTCAGCAGCGACAGGGGCTGGTGAATGTACCGTTACGGCTACCACAGGCAACCCTGGATGATAAACAGCAGACCGCACTGAATAACAGTGAGCGCGAACTGGCTCTGTCCCGCCTGAAGGGGGAAGCCCGTGAGCGTGCCCGCCTGGGTTATGCTGCGGATGATCTCGGCTTTGTGGGAGAGGCGTATCAGACAGCCAGACAGAATTATATCAATAACTCACTGGATGCCTGGCGAAATAACCAGGCAAATAAACCCAAAGCGCATAAAAAGACCGAAGCGGAAAAAACAGAAGATATTTATAAACGGCTGATTAAACAGCAAAAAGAACAAATAGCACTGGCAGGGCAGAATACTGAACTGGCTAAGATGAAATATCAGGTCAGTCAGGGCGAATTATCAACCCTGTCAGAAGCGCAGAAAAAAACGCTTTTGCAGAATGCAGCACTCATCGACCAGAAAAAGATTCGTGAGCAGCTTGCTGCGTATGAGAGCAGTCTGGCGGACAGTAATGCCAGTGCCCGGGCATCTGACGACGCGCAGTTGCTGGGATATGGTGAAGGCTCACGGATGCGTGAACGACTCCAGGAAATGTGGAGTATCCGGCAGACGTTTGAGCAGAAAAATAACGAGCTGCTGAGACAGTATCAGGCCGGAGAAATTGAAGAAGCCCTGTGGAAACAGGAGAAAGAACTGAATAAAAAATATCTGGAAGAGCGTCTCAGCGATCAGCAGGATTATTATGCAAAGGCCGATGCTTTACGTAATAACTGGAATGCCGGACTCCAGGAGGGGCTGACGAACTGGGCAGACAGTGCCACCGATTATGCTTCGCAGGCGGCAGATGCTGTCGTTTCCACTATGGACGGGCTGGTATCAAATATTTCCGATGCACTGGCCGGAAATGTTGTGGATTGGAGAAACTGGGGGAGTTCAATCCTCCAGGAAGTTTCAAAAATTCTGATGAACGCTGCCATCGTTAACGGGCTGAAGTCACTTTCCAAAAGCATGTCCGGTGCCGGAGGATGGCTTGGTACGGTCGGCGACTGGCTTTCCGGTGCAGTGGCAAACGCAAAAGGTGGTGTTTATACATCGGCAAATCTGAGTGCTTACAGTAACACCATTGTGGATACCCCGACGTATTTTGCTTTTGCGAAAGGTGCCGGGCTGATGGGCGAGGCAGGGCCTGAAGCTATCATGCCACTGACCCGGGCAGCGGACGGCTCTCTTGGAGTCAGAGCCATTGGCAATGTGAATGGTGGCGGGGGATTTGTTTATTCTCCCGTGTATCACATCAGTATTCAGAATAAAGGGAGCAATGGCGAGATAGATACGCAGTCAGCCAGGGGGCTGGTGGAACTGATCGACAGCAGGGTTGTGTCAATTATGCAGTCATCACGTCGGGACGGAGGATTATGCAGTGCCTGAGTCTGAAGTTTTTAACTGGATCCCCCGCGAGGGGATGGAGACGACACGAAAGCCATCTGTTATTACGGTAAAGTTCGGTGACGGATATGAACAGCGACGGGCTGGTGGTCTGAATGCGGATCTGAAAACGTTTAAACCGGTATTTCGTGTCACAGATGAATATTCCCGTGCCGCGCTGGACAGTTTTTTATCCCGTCATGCCGGGATTCGTGCTTTTTTGTGGCGTCCGCCAAAACACAACAGGACTGTCCGGGTTGTCTGCAGGGAGTGGAGCATTTCGGATAATGCCATGTATACCGATTTTAACTGTACCTTTGAAGAGGTCACTCACTGATGCAGGATATACAGCAGGAAACACTCAATGAGTGCACTAAAACGGAGCAATCCGCGCTGGTCGTGCTCTGGGAAATTGATCTGACAGAGGTCGGCGGAGATCGTTATTTCTTCTGTAATGAGCAGAACGAAAAAGGTGAAGCAGTCACCTGGCAGGGGCGGCAGTATCAGGCCTATCCCATTCAGGGAAGTGGATTTGAGATGAACGGCAAAGGAGCCAGTGCAAGGCCAACGCTGAAAGTCTCTAATATGCACGGCATGGTCACAGGGATGGCGGAAGATCTGCAGAGTCTGGTCGGCGGAACGGTGGTCAGGCGTAAGGTTTACGCCCGTTTTCTGGATGCGGTGAACTTCGTCAACGGAAACAGCGAAGCCGATCCGGAGCAGGAGGTAATCAGCCGCTGGCGCATCGAGCAGTGCAGCGAACTGAGCGCGGTGAGTGCCTCCTTTGTACTGTCCACGCCGACGGAAACGGATGGCGCTGTTTTTCCGGGGCGCATCATGCTGGCCAACACCTGCACCTGGACCTATCGTGGTGATGAGTGTGGTTATAGCGGTCCGGCGGTCGCGGATGAATATGACCAGCCGACGTCCGATATCACGAAGGATAAATGCAGCAAATGCCTGAGTGGCTGTAAGTTTCGCAATAATGTCGGCAACTTTGGCGGCTTCCTTTCCATTAACAAACTTTCGCAGTAAATCCCATGACAGAGACAGAATCAGCGATTCTGGCGCACGCCCGGCGATGTGCGCCAGCGGAGTCGTGCGGCTTCGTGGTGAGAACGCCGGAGGAGGAAAGATATTTTCCCTGCGTGAATATCTCCGGTGAACCGGAGGATTATTTCCGGATGGCTCCGGAGGACTGGCTGCAGGCCAAAATGCAGGGTGAGATTGTGGCGCTGGTCCACAGCCACCCCGGTGGTCTGCCCTGGCTGAGTGAGGCTGACCGGCGGCTGCAGGTGCAGAGTGATTTGCCGTGGTGGCTGGTCTGCCGGGGTGAGATTCACAAGTTCCGCTGTGTGTCGCATCTCACCGGGCGTCGCTTTGAGTACGGGGTGACGGACTGTTACACGCTGTTCCGGGATGCTTACCATCTGGCGGGGATTGAGATGCCGGATTTTCATCGCGGGGATGACTGGTGGCGTAACGGCCAGAATCTCTATCTTGACAATATGGAGGCGACTGGTTTTTACCGTGTCGCACTGACAGAGGCGCAGCCGGGCGATGTGCTGCTGTGCTGCTTTGGATCATCGGTGCCGAATCATGCCGCCATTTACTGTGGCGGCGGCGAGCTGCTGCACCATATTCCTGAACAACTGAGCAAACGAGAGAGGTATACCGACAAATGGCAGCGACGCACACACTCCCTCTGGCGTCACCGGGCATGGCACGCATCTGCCTTTACGGGGATTTGCAACGATTTGGCCGCCGCATCGACCTTCGTGTGAAAACGGGGGCCGAAGCCATCCGGGCGCTGGCCACACAGCTCCCGGCGTTTCGTCAGAAACTGAATGAGGGCTGGTATCAGGTGCGCATTGCCGGGCGTGATGCAGGCGAAAATGAATTATCTGCCCGTCTTAATGAGCCGCTGGCAAATGGTGCCGTGATCCACATCGTGCCGCGTCTGGCGGGAGCTAAAAGTGGCGGTGTGTTTCAGGTGGTGCTTGGGGCGGCGCTGATTGCGGTGGCATGGTGGAACCCTGTGGGCTGGCTGGGGGCCGCGGCTGTATCGGGCATGTATGCGGCAGGGGCCAGTATGATCCTGGGCGGAGCGGCGCAGATGCTGGCACCGAAAGCCAGGACGCCCACGGCAGCCAGTACAGATAACGGCAAACAGAACACCTATTTTTCCTCACTGGATAACATGGTTGCTCAGGGCAATGTTTTGCCTGTTCTGTACGGTGAAATGCGTGTGGGGTCGCGGGTGGTTTCTCAGGAGATCAGCACGGCAGACGAAGGGGACGGTGGTCAGGTTGTGGTGATTGGTCGCTGATGCAAAATGTTTTATGTGAAACCGCCTCCGGGCGGTTTTGTCGTTTATGGAGCGTGAGGAATGGGTAAAGGCAGCAGTAAGGGGCATACCCCGCGCGAAGCGAAGGACAACCTGAAATCATCCCAGATGCTGAGCGTGATAGACGCCATCAGTGAAGGGCCGATTGAAGGTCCGGTGGACGGATTAAAAAGTGTGCTGCTGAACAGTACGCCAGTGCTGGACAGTGAGGGGAATACCAATATCTCCGGTGTCACGGTGGTTTTCCGGGCAGGTGAGCAGGAGCAGACACCGCCGGAGGGATTTGAATCCTCCGGCTCCGAGACGGTGCTGGGTACGGAAGTGAAGTGCGACACGCCGATTACCCGGACCATCACGTCTGCAAACATCGACCGTCTGCGCTTTACCTTCGGTGTGCAGGCACTGGTGGAAACCACCTCAAAGGGGGACCGGAATCCGTCGGAAGTCCGCCTGCTGGTTCAGATACAGCGTAACGGTGGTTGGGTGACGGAAAAAGACATCACCATTAAAGGCAAAACCACCTCACAGTATCTGGCCTCGGTGGTGGTGGGTAACCTGCCGCCGCGCCCGTTCAATATACGGATGCGCAGGATGACGCCGGACAGCACCACAGACCAGCTGCAGAACAAAACGCTCTGGTCGTCATACACCGAAATCATCGATGTGAAACAGTGCTACCCGAACACGGCACTGGTCGGCGTGCAGGTGGATTCGGAGCAGTTCGGCAGCCAGCAGGTGAGCCGTAATTATCATCTGCGCGGGCGTATTCTGCAGGTGCCGTCGAATTATAACCCGCAGACGCGGCAATACAGCGGTATCTGGGACGGAACGTTTAAGCCAGCATACAGCAACAACATGGCCTGGTGTCTGTGGGATATGCTGACCCATCCGCGCTACGGCATGGGGAAACGTCTTGGTGCGGCGGATGTGGATAAATGGGCGCTGTATGTCATCGGCCAGTACTGCGACCAGTCAGTGCCGGACGGCTTTGGCGGCACGGAGCCGCGCATTACCTGTAATGCGTACCTGACCACACAGCGCAAGGCGTGGGATGTGCTCAGTGATTTCTGCTCGGCGATGCGCTGTATGCCGGTATGGAACGGGCAGACGCTGACGTTCGTGCAGGACCGGCCATCGGATAAGGTGTGGACCTATAACCGCAGTAATGTGGTGATGCCGGATGATGGCGCGCCGTTCCGCTACAGTTTCAGCGCCCTGAAGGACCGTCATAATGCCGTTGAGGTGAACTGGATTGACCCGAATAACGGCTGGGAGACGGCGACAGAGCTTGTGGAGGATACGCAGGCCATTGTCCGTTACGGTCGTAACGTCACGAAGATGGATGCTTTTGGCTGTACCAGCCGGGGGCAGGCACACCGCGCCGGGCTGTGGCTGATTAAAACAGAACTGCTGGAAACGCAGACCGTGGACTTCAGCGTGGGCGCAGAAGGGCTTCGCCATGTGCCGGGCGATGTCATTGAAATCTGTGATGATGACTATGCCGGTATCAGCATCGGCGGTCGTGTGCTGGCGGTGAACAGCCAGACCCGGACGCTGACGCTCGACCGTGAAATCACGCTGCCATCCTCCGGTACCACGCTGATAAGCCTGGTTGACGGAAGTGGTAATCCGGTCAGCGTGGAGGTTCAGTCCGTCACCGACGGACTTAAGGTGAAAGTGAACCGGGTTCCTGACGGCGTTGCAGAATACAGTGTGTGGGGGCTGAAGCTGCCGACGTTGCGCCAGCGCCTGTTCCGCTGCGTGAGTATCCGTGAGAACGACGACGGCACGTATGCCATCACTGCCGTGCAGCATGTGCCGGAGAAAGAGGCCATCGTGGATAACGGGGCGCACTTTGACGGTGACCAGAGCGGCACGGTGAATGGTGTCACGCCGCCAGCAGTGCAGCATCTGACCGCCGAAGTCACCGCAGACAGCGGGGAATATCAGGTACTGGCCCGCTGGGACACGCCGAAGGTGGTGAAGGGCGTGAGCTTCCTGCTCCGTCTGACCGTAACAGCGGATGACGGCAGTGAGCGGCTGGTCAGCACGGTCCGGACGACGGAAACCACATACCGCTTCAGGCAGCTGGCGCTGGGGCGTTACACGCTGACGGTCCGGGCGGCAAATGCCTGGGGGCAGCAGGGTGATCCGGCGTCGGTATCATTCCGGATTGCGGCACCGGCAGCGCCTGTCACTATTGAACTGATACCAGGGTATTTTCAGATAACAGCGGTCCCGAAACTGGCTGTATATGACCCGACGGTGCAGTTTGAGTTCTGGTTCTCGGAAAAGCGGATTACCGATATCAGGCAGGTTGAAACCACAGCCCGCTATCTTGGCACGGCGCTGTACTGGATAGCTGCCAGTAGCAATATTAAGCCGGGTTATGATTATTACTTTTATATCCGCAGCGTGAATACCGTTGGTAAATCGGCATTTGTGGAGGCCGTCGGTCGGGCGAGCGATGATGCGGAAGGTTATCTGAATTTTTATAAAGGGTTGATCAATAAAACGCATCTCGGCAAGGAGCTACTGGAAAACTTTGAGCTGACGGAAGATAACGCCAGCAAACTGGAGCAGTTTTCGAAAGAGTGGAAGGACGCCAACGATAAGTGGAATGCCATGTGGGGCGTCAAAATTGAGCAGACCAAAGACGGCAAACATTATGTCGCGGGTATTGGCCTCAGCATGGAGGACACGGAGGAAGGCAAACTGAGCCAGTTCCTGGTT